GGTGTTAGATAAGAGAGTTAACGTTACCAATTGTGGAACTTGTATAAGAGGTAGGATAAGTGAGTTGGAGGCCGCATTAAGATATTTCAAGGAAATGTGCAAGAAACAAGAAATAGAGGCTTCTGAGGCGTTAAAAGATGATAAGGTGGACAATGTTACCCCTGAAGAAAATAAAGCTACTGTAGACGAAAAGAAACGTCCCGGTAGACCAAAGAAAAGTTAAGGCATATGTTGGCAAAATCACATGGCAATAAATCAAAAGCAGATAGAAAAGCAAAGAAAACTCCTGGTACCAAGGGAATGCCGACATTAACTGATGCATATAACAAGGCTGATGCTTTGGTTGAGTTGGTTTACTGTGATATTGCCAATGGTGTAAGCAGGTCTGTTGTTATCGATAAGATAATGAAGGGCTTATATAATAACAAGCCATTAAAAGCAAGGCAGAGTGCAGAGTATTACAACAGGGCATTGGATAGGTTTGCTGTTGACACTGACATTGAGGCTGAGAGGTTAAGACAGATGTTCTATGGCAGGTATGAGGCGTTATTGGAAGAGGCTGTAAAGAAGGGCGATATATACAATGCAAGGGGAATATTGGATTCAATGGCAAAGATATTTGGAATTGAGAAGAAATCCCCTGATACAGCCATACAAATTGTCAATAACAAGGAAGGTATTAACATTAACTTTGGCTTTGATAATAATAATGAAAACGCTTCTGAATCTGAATAATTTTTTGTATATTTGTAAAAAATCTAATACTATGAAACAAGTAGATATAAAAGGATTTGAGAGATACCAAATTACAGATGATGGAAGAGTTTGGAGTAAGATTTCAAATAAATGGTTAGTTCCAAAAGTTACTCAAGATGGTTATCTAAGGGTTGGATTATGCAATGGTACAAAAAAAGTAAAACAAGCATTAATACATAGATTAGTTGCTGAAGCTTTCATACCAAACAATGATAATTTACCTCAAATAAATCATAAAGACGAAAACAAAACTAATAACAAAGTTGAAAACCTAGAATGGTGTTCGTCACAATATAATAACACATATAATGATAGACATTTAAAATGTGCTAATAAGGTTAAAGAATCAAACACAATAAGAAGTGGAAAACCTATTAATCAATATAATAAGGATGGAATGCTAATTGCTACTTATCCATCAGCATGGGAAGCCTCAAGAAAAACTGGTTTCACAAAACAAGGAATAATGATTGCTTGTCATGGCGGCCAGATGAAAGGTAACAAGTGGGTTAAATCGCTTCAATATAAAGGATATATTTGGAAGTATGCCTAAGATAAACTTTAATATAAAACTGACTAGGAAACAGAATGAAGCCTGGAACATTTTGCATGATAAAGATACACAATTCCTTATAGCAAGATGGTCTAGGCAATGCTAGTGGAAAGACAGTATTTGCTGAGATAATGCTTATTGAATTCCTTTGCAAGCCAAAAACATATAATGCTTATATATCACCAACATTTTCTCAGGGTAAAAAGGTTTTTGCTGAACTAACGCAATTATTGGAAGGAACAGGTATTGTTAAAAAGGCGAATGCTGCTGATTTAAAGATTGAAAGTGTATATGGAAGCACCTTGAAATTCTTCTCAATGGAATCGCCAACTTCAATCAGAGGTAATACTGTTTCAGGGTTATTGGTTATGGATGAGGCAGCATTCTTTCCTGTACAGTTGTCAGATGGAAGTGACCCTTATTATAATGTCATTTTTCCGATTATAAAGGCAAGGAAGCCAAAGGTATTGGTAATATCAACGCCAAATGGAAGACAGGGGATGTATTATGACCTTTATCTTAAAGCATTCAATCAGGAAAAGGGATATAAGGAGATTACAGCAAGCATATACGATGATGATTTAATTTCAGACGAAGAGATTAAGGAATTAAAGAGAGGTTATCCACCTTTGGCATTCCAACAGGAATTTGAGGTTGAGTTTTTGGATAACGCATTAACTGTATTTCCAAATTTTGCCAATTGTTTTGATGGTCATTATACCAATGGAAGGTGTTGGATTGGCATTGACCCTTCATCAGTTGGTGATGATAACACCATATTGACAGTTATTAATGACAAGAATGAGGTAAGACAGCATAAAATTGATGGAAGTTTGGATGAAAAGTATGAAATATTGGCCAAATGGATTAATTTTTATCACCCGGTTGCAACATATATTGAAAATAACAGTATTGGTGAGGTAATGGCCAATGAAATTAAGAAGAAATTGGCATCAAAATCTAATTTTTATACTTTTACAACGACAAATGAAACGAAAAAGCAGTATATATCTCTTTTGGCAGTCGATATTGCTAACAGTGAGATACACTTTGAGGAAGATAATAGGCTTTTGTACTCAGAATTAAGCACATTTACCTTTAAATTAACCAAATCAGGCAATATAACATATGCTGCGAAGGATGGCTACCATGACGATACTGTCACATCATTGGGAATATGTTTGCAATGCAGAAAAGACTTTAAGGTATCAGGTAGTGCTAAAGTTAATTTTGCAAATGGAGGATTAATAAAACAGTTTATATAAATGAAAGACAACGATAATATAATTGATTATGGCTCTTGGACAGTACCAAGCAGTTGGAAAGACATTACATTGGGAATATACCAAGAGATTGAACGTTATTATGATGGCAAGGATGAAAACTTTGACATAAGGAAGGTATTGCATATTCTAACCAATAAGACAGAGGATGAGATTAATGCGTTACCAGCTGAATTCTTGGAAAAGATATTATCCAATTTGACCTTTCTTTCAACCCAACCTGAAGTTGGTGAGCCAACAAATAAGATTATGATTGATGGTGAGGAATATGTTATCAACATAATGGAAAAGTTAAAATTGGGAGAATACGTTGCAGTTGATACAGTATTAAAGAATGATAAGCATTCATATGCTTCATTCCTTGCAATTTTATGCAGAAAGCAGGGAGAAATATATGATTCCAAGTTTGAGGCTGAGATATTTGATAAGAGGAAGGAAATGTTTGAGAAACAGCCAGTAACAAGTATATTGCCAATTATAGGTTTTTTTTTAGACTTGTACATAATATCAGAGAGACATTCCCAATTGTATTCTCTGGTGGAAGAAGGAATAAACCTCACTCAGCAGAATATAGACAATTTGGAGAAGATTGGGGTTTTCAAAAGGTTGTCTTTGAATTGGCAGATGAAAAAATTGAAAAAATCCCTCAAGTCAATCAAACGTATTTAACTGATGCATTTACATATCTTACATATTTGATTCAAAAGGGAGATATGGAAGAGGTTGAAGATTCCTTCCAAGAGAATTTAAGAAAAGCAAAATCAAAGCATAAATAATGTTATGTAGCATAACAGTATAAAAAAGGGGTGGTAGCTACCACCCTTTTTGCTTTTTCTGATTTCCCAATCATACTTTAGCATCAATCAAAAAAAAATATTAAATTATGAATGGCTCAAAGGTAAATTTTTGATTTGATAATCCCAAATTATTTTTGTTAATTAATGTCAAAACGATATGTTTAAATAAAAAATATATGATTAAAGATGTAATTGATATAATTAAAGATGTAAGTCTTCGTCATAAGGGTGTTAGAACATTCAGATACCAATCTGATATTTTGAATAATGCCCAAAACAATCATAAGTATTTTCAGGTGTATGTTGATGATGTTTCCCTTCATCAGTTGAACATTACAACAAACATATTCAAGGCTGAGTTTCAGATATACATATTGGGTTTTGTTGATAGTGATACAACTGTTTTGGATGTTCAGAACAACGCATATACAGTTGCTTGCGATATAATGGCTTACATTGACACCAAGGACGAATTTAAAGGCGTTCTGAGCGTTTATGATTACAGCATCCTTACATTATCCCACTACACTGATGATAACGCAGCAGGGGTAAAATTAAGCCTTGTTTTGCAAATGCCGTCACCTGTTGACCTTTGTACATTGGATGATAACTTCAATGATGAGCCATATGAGGATGAACCTGACAAACCAATTGATATTCCTGAAGATGAGATTGGTGACATTGATTTAAAACCTATAAGTTTGCCTAGAAATGGATGTTAAGAAAGCATTGGATGAATTAGCAAAGGAGATAAAGAATGAAATTATATTGAGGCTTCATTCTTCAGTTGGTATCAATCGAAAGACCGGTACCAACACTCTTATTGGCTCAGAATTGGAAAAGTCCATTGATGTGAGGGTTGAAGGTGATAATGCATTGGTGTTTCAGATTGCAGATTACTATCAATACATTGTTACAGGATGGAGAAGAACAGGTAGATATCCAGGCACTGCAAGGCTATTCATAAAGAATGTAACAGATTGGGTAAGGAGAAAGAATATCAGGATTGGCAATTTATCCCAGAATCAGATTGTATGGGTATTATATAAGAGAATGATTATTGATGGGAATGAGATTGCTCCAAGGCCATTTATTGAATATGACCCTGATGAAGATGTTAGCAAGATATTACCATTCTTGGATGAATTTTTTTCAAAATGGGCTGATAGTGTTTTTAATATAATAACAAGTGAAATTGATAAATACTTTAATTAAATATGGATGTAAGATTAGACAATCAAAGTTGGGAATCAGCAAGCAATCTTATATTGTTTACAGGTGTTCCAAACATACTAAGAGTACAGGATGATGGTTGGCAAGGCAGAGCATCGGTTGAACTATCGTTTACAGGTAATTTGCAAGAGACAGTTACCGGCAATTCTCAATATTCAATTACATTCTTAGGAGAAAGCATAACCAATGTGATGAATTATGAAAATGCTGTTAATAAGAACTTCTATATAAGCAACAGTAATGAAACAACAGCGTATTATGTTGCAAAGGCATTCAGAAATTGTCCATCAGTTATTGCAAATTTCGCAATAAGATGTTCAGGTGATACTGTATATTTCTCGGCAAGACAAAAGGGAGAGATTGCAAACTTTGAGTTAACAACCAATATTCCAACAGAATTCTATTCAAAGTCAACAACTGAGGGTTATTCTGAGGGAGAGTTAGCTGGTGGAAAGGTAACTGTTGATGTATTGAAGGAAGATTTGGAAGATGGTAATTTCCATTATGTTACAACACTGGAGAAGAATGTTCATAATGGTGAAGCGTATTTCAATTTATCACCTGTTTTAGCAACATTTGCTGAATATGAAAGATATAGAGCATTTCAACTGTCAGTTAATGCTGTAAACAAGGATGGTGAGTATACCAATATATATGATTTCGATACCAACTACATAAGTGTTGGTTATAAGGCAAATCAGGGTGAAGATTTCTTGCTCAATGAATTCCTTCAGATTGCTGCAAATTACAGCAGGGGCAGGGATATAACTGAGGATTATGACAACGCAACCATATTGTATGTGTATGAGCCTGTAATATGGCTTTCAATATATGCAGGTGGAACAGGTGGATTCTCAGCAACAACAACATATTTGGATTCAGCAGGCAATTTCATTGCATCAGGCGTTTCAACTTGGAGAAATTCAGAGTCATCTAAGGGATTATTTGATTTGAAATTCCCATTGGAAGCAAGATATATATATGGTTCAGGTAGAGCCTTCGATAAAGCCTTCTACATTGACATTCAATTGGGCAATGGGCCAAAGCTCAGGTATAACGTTATAAAGCCTCTAAAGGCAGCAGAATACGCTCAGAGGATATATTGGCGAAATAGCAAGGGAGGTATTAGTTTCTTTGACTTTACAGGTGGAAAGACAATAGATAATACAATATCAACACAAACATATCAGAAGCAGAATTTCGATTATTATGATTATGATACGTATGACAGAAACAGTAAGAACAAACCGTATGATATTGATGTTAACACTGTATATACATTGAAATCTCATTTGATTGAAGCTGACGGAAGATGGATATTCAATGATTTAATACTGTCAAAGAGGGTTTGGACAATCATAAATGACGAATATTATCAGATTTTAATTGATAGTTTAACTGTTAATGAAACTGATAATAATAATCTATATGAGGCAACCATTAAGTTCCACTTTAGTATGCCACCTTCAAGCATGTAATATTTAAAAACATTTAATAAAATGATTGAGAATAGACATAATATAGATTTATATGTTAATGGACAGTTGTTGGAGTTGGAATCTCAGGAATCAATTAATCTGAGGTTCAACAACACCATATATGACCCTGAAAAGATTGCATCAACTCAGGCTGAATATTCATTTTCATTTGAAATTCCTTCAACGCCAATAAATGATAAGATATTTGATTATGCCAATAACCTGTCAAAGCTTAATAAGTTCCATCAACGTTGGAATGCGGAGGTGTATGCTGATGGAATAAACATTTTCACCGGCAGTTTGACATTAAATGGCTTTAAGGATAAGAAATATCAGTGCAATCTTGTTTCTTTTAAGGTTTTCTCATTGGATGAGATATTTGGCGAAGATGTAATGACCGACATCAAACTTCCTTCAGGTGAGCATTGGGATATTCCTTTTGATGGCGCAGGTGATGGTGGCTATACAATTAACTTTTATAATGGTTTAATGCGAGACAGTGGAAGAACTGATGTTTGTTTTCCAATGCTTTGCTATGGCGCATTCCAAAAATCTCCAATATCAGCAAGCACAAGGGATGAATTAAAGGAATACACCTCAAAATTTGAAATTGACCATTATAACAGGTGGTACGTTGAAAGCTTTTATCCTCATTTGGGAGTGTTGGAAACATTGAAAAGGGCTTTTGAATATAAGGGCTATAATGTCAATGGCAATGCATTTCAGGATGAGTTCTTGAAGAATGTGTATATGACTGTAAACCTTGCGAGCGAGCAAACGCCAACATACAATTTGGGAAATCCAAAGTTTGGAAGCGTTGGCTTAACAACAACTTATGACACATCAGGTAAAATTCCATATGAACAAGAGCTTAAATACCCATATTACAAGGTATTTGGCCATGTTGATAATGGTTTTGGCGCGGAATCTACAACAGAGTATAATTTAAGTTCAGTTTTCCTTTATGATTTATTATCTTCAGGTAGCGTTGTTGTTAATTCTGCAACTTATATGTATCAACCAAATGAGCATATAATTGTAATACCTGAAAGTGGTTTCTATAAGATTGAAATGAGGGTTGATTCAAGGTTGGGTGAAACCGGAACATTAAATGTTGGCCAATGGATATATGACAGGGATAGCAGAACAATGGAAAGGCAAACTGTTGCATTGCCGGTTGGATTCAATGAGAATACACCAATTGAGGTTGCTTTGGTAAGGAACTACGATGATTCATATGAGTTGATAAAGGGAAAGCATAACAGAAACTATAATAATGGAAATCCAACCCAAGAAACATATACAGTTAATAACCAAACATATCCAAATGTCAATGAATGGTTAACCTGTTATCCCCATGAAGACCCTTATAATTCAGAGTTGGCATCAATGGAGAATGAGATTATTTCAAATAATTCAGGCGAAAGAAGGGATGATGGCGCAGTGCATGGCAATGTTGGTCAAAGAAGGGCTTCATCTGTTACTAGAAATGGAGAATCAGGACAGAAAGCCTATAATGGTGGCTCAGGAGGTAGGACAGTAGATGGCAGTGGCTTTAATGATGACAGTCAAAGAAGATGGAAGCCAACATCATTGGGTTATGTATACAATGACGGCGAGATAATGGCATATGACCAAGTTGTTTCAAAATCATTTATCTGTGGTATAAGTTCATTCTATGGTGGTGTTACATCAGTTATGAAGAATGGTTATAGTTGGTCAAAGTCAGAAGCTGATGAAAATCAGGCTTTTTATCCTGAAATTGGCTATTCCTTTATGAAATTGAATGAATCAGGAGGTACTGACTTTACTGAAACGAAGTATAACGAGAACACATATATAAACACACCAATATCTTATATTTCAACAACCAATAATTCATTGACCGGCTATGTAAGTTGTATGGTTTATCTCAACAAGAATGACGTATTGCAGGTGATGGAGGCTCATAGGGGATATACAACAACCGGTAGCACAAACATCTATTACACAACGTCAACAAATGTTGATTTGAGCATAACAGCAGCTTCACCTAGGAGTTATTTTGAATTGAAAACAGCAAAATATGCGTATAACACTCCAACTGAGTTTGATGTTAATCTTAATCTTGCTAATTTCTTGAATAAGGAGAAGAAGATTAGTGAATGGGTTCAAAACATAATGGATGCTTTCAATTTGGAGTTCATTCAAGATGGTAAGACTGTAACAATTGACAAGAAAAGAAAGCTGAATTCAGGCCTTAATTATGCTGTTGAATTGGATAACAGGGTTAATTCAGATGAGGCTGAATCTCAAATGATTGATTATCCAAAATCAATGGCGATTAAGTATAAGATTGACGTTGAGGAATGGGGATTTGAGAAGACAGTATACCCACCTGATAAGTTAAACTCTCCTGATTGGGCAAATTATGGAGATAGTGGTTATACAGTTATCGACCTTAATGATGATTATTATGTTACATCAACGTCTGATAAGAATTTGCCTTTCTCTTATACTTATTATGACAACTTTGTTTGGACTGCTGTTAACAGTGATTTCATTGAAGACCCAACAACAAAGGTAACGCTTAGAATGCCTGTCATATCGAAGTATACATATATGATTGATGGATATAACTATGAAGAATCAATGAAACATGATGGTTATAGCTTATCGCAACGATTCTTTATGAAGCCTCAGAAATGTGATGGTTATGCTTGGACAAGAACGTATCCAGCTGAAAATGTTGATATGTATCTTCCAATAAATATGTTTGATGGAACAAATTTGAGCTATAAGACAACCGAAAAATCACTTTTGGACAGGTATTTCAATATTGTTGCTTATTTGGCTTCAAACTATGTTATTGTTGAAGCTTATATAACACCTGAAGAATATATGCTTATAAAGAATGGTGCAATGCTTCATTTGGATTCTGACTTGTATTGGCCGGTTGAGATTACAGGTTTTGACCCATCAGGCAATAATAAGACAACAATAAAGATGATGAAAAAGATTTAAGGTAGGATTATTCCTACCTTTTTTCATATGTTTATAAAAAATATTTTAAAATGGCTAATACCAAAGAATATAAAATTCAAATAAATGGTCTTACAGAGTCCATTAATGCTGTAGATTCATTAAATAAGCAATTGGATGCATTAAAGCAAAAGATAGATGCATTATCAAATAAAACTGTTAATGTTGGTGCAAAGGCATCAACATCATCTTCATCAGGTGGAAAATCAACATCAGAGGAAGCTGCTGTACAGAGGGAGATAAATAAGCTAAAGGCAGAGGGCGAGAAACTTGATGCTAAGATTGTTGCAGCTCAAGATGAAATATATAAGAAGGTTGATGCAACAAAACAGTTATATAAGGAAACTATTGCTGACCAAAAGGCAATTGCAGCAGAGGAAAGGCTAATTGCAAATACCTATTCCAACACAATGCAGGGTATGAAAGACCACCTTGCAGACCTTAAAGCTTCAATTAATGCTACAGATTTGGGAGATTCTGATAAGATTAAGAAGATGACCCAAGAGGCAAACGAATTAACCCAGAAGCTTAAGGAAATGGAAGAGGCTTATGGTACTTTTGGAAGAAATGTTGGAAATTATCAAAGTGCATTTGAAGGGTTAAACAAAGTATCTGTTTCAATTGGCGGCGTTGTTAAGGAATTTGATAATTTGAAACAAGCCACAAAAGCCATTAGGGATGAGATGGGTAAATTGGAGTTCAATGGCCAGCAAGATACAAAGATGTATAAACAGTTGGAAAACGAACTTGGAAAGGTCACAAAAGCCCAACTTCGTCTTAACAGCGCAATGAATGATGCTAAATCTTCTTCTAAGGCAATGGATGATATTCTTGATACAATGGAGTCATTCACAGCCATTGGACAAGTTGGACAAGGTTTTTCAACTCTTTTTGGTTTAGATAATACTGAACTTGAGCAACAAATAGCAAAACTTGTAGCATTACAGAATGTTTTAAAGGGCATTGAGAAGCTTAGACAACAGTTGAATACCAAGGAAGGTATTGGAAAATGGTTTTCAAAGGGTTCTGATGCTGTCGATAATTTTGTCATGAAATTAACTGGCGCTCAGAAGAGAATGGGAATGCTTGTAAAAGAAACAAGAACAGCTTCGATTGCTGTACAAACCCTTTCAACATCATTGAAAGCTTTAGGAGGTGTTGCTTTTGCGGGTGCATTTATGGCTTTATCAGGCGGTATTTCTGCTGCAATGGAAGACCTCAAAAAATGGATAAATGGAGATTATAAAGCTGGTACTGCCACAGATTTATTAGTGTCATCAGTTGATGCTCTTAATAAAGAATTTGATATAATAAAAAGACAAAATCTTAATGATTTATTAACTGGTTTAATAACTCAAGAAGAATATGCAAAAAGACAAACTGATTTATTAATAACTGAAATAAGTGAGCTTACTGATAAAGCAATTGAATTAAAAAATGGTGTTCCGCTTCATATTATTGGTGGCATAGAAATAGATGAAGCAAAAGAAAAATTCATTGAGCTAGCTAAAGAAATTGATAAATACGAAAATTTTACTAGTAAATTTAAACAGTGGGCTGCTGAATGGTTCTCAGGCCCTATTGCTGGTATCAATAAAACAAAAAAAGAGTTCCAAGATTTAGGAAGTACTATAGCAGAGGATTTGTTTGATAGAATGACAAATTTAAATTACAATGCTAGTGTAGAAATACAAAAATTTGGAAATGTTACTGAAAAAACAGCAGGTGAAATAAAGGATTTGGCTAAAGAATTACAATCATCCCAAGTAACAAATTCGCTGCTTACTCAAATAGATAAATTCTCCAAAGAAGGTCAATATTATGTAAAACAAATAAACGCAATAAAAGACAGTTTCATTGATTTGGCTGAAAGTATAGGGCCTGTTGATGTTAGTCTTAATTTGGAGCGCACAGAGCAAGCAAAAATTGATGCAATGCCTGATGGTATAAAGAAGCAGAGGGCACAGATTGAGTTTAACAGAAAGAAAGACATTGCAGATGCAAAAGGCGATGAGGAATTAAAAAAAGCTCTCAATGAAAAATACAACAGGGAGATACTTAACGCTGAGAAATCATTTGGAAAGGAAATGGCTGCTGCTTATGCTGACCTTGAAAACCTTCGTATTGAAATAATGGAAGAAGGATGGGAAAAGGAAAAAGCTAGACTTTTACAAGAAAGAGACGAAAAAATAAGAGCAGTTGTTGAAAGTGAAAAATTAGTAGGTGCTCGCAAACAAGCTATCATTGCTTTATATAACAAAAAAATTGAAGACGCTGAAAAAGAGTTTGCTGCTGAAAGACTAAAGATTTATGAGGATTTGGCTAACGACATTCAAAGTGTTAATAAGGAAACATTTGGAATGGAAGTTGAAAATGCTCTTCAAAAAACAGAAAATAAATATAATGAAAGCTTAAGGAATGCAGGTAAAGCAATTACCCAAAACAATTACAAAAACCTTGAGCAAATGAAGGAATATTACAGCAATGTTCTTAAAGCAGCTCAAGAGCAAGCAAGAAAAGAAGAAGCAATAAGACAGGAAAACCTTGATAAAGAGTACGAATACGAGAAAAAAGAAGAAGAATTAAGACATGATAGACTTATAAGAAATAATGGCGAATATGCTCAACAGCTTAAGCAAGGAAAGATTACAAAGGAACAGTATGATAAGCTTATTGAGGATGAGAATGATGCGCATACTGCAAGAATGAATGCAATTGACAAGAAGTATGCAGCAGATACAGTTGCATTAACTCAAGAAACCCTTGATAAAAAAGAAAAGGCTTACAGCGATTATTATTCAAATGTTATAGCCCAAGTAAGAAAGGGACAAGATGATATTGTAAAACAAATGAATAAGGCCGTTGTGACTGATACTGATAAAAAAGGTGTTGGATATGGTTTTAATGTTATAAATTATAAGGCTACAAAGGCTAATTATGCTAAATTAATAAGTGAAGAAGAAACTGCAATTTCTAAAATTCAAGAAGAAAGAGAAAAGCTATATGATGATAAGGATAATCTAGGTGGTGAGTTTTTCAAGCAAAGATTAGAAGAACTTGATGCAGCGGAAGAAGCAGCACTTGCAACACTTAAAGACCTCAAAGAAAAATCTAAAGGTGCATTTCCTGATTTTTTGAATTCCATAATGGTATATGTAAAAGAGGTAATGAATTCTTTCAATACAATTATGCAAGCTGTATGGGATGCTGAAGACGCTGGTTTCGATAAGGAACAAGAAGAATTGGATAAATACAATGAAATGTTGGAAGAAAAACTGGATAAACAAGCTGAAATTTATGAAGAGCATAAATCAAAGGTTGAATCAATTGAAGATGAGCTTGCAACCAGTAGAGGTGATAGAAGACAACATCTTATTGACCAATTAAATGCTGAAATGGAAGCTGAAAGAGCTGCTGCTGCTGAAAAGAAAAAGATTGAAAAGGAACAAGCAGAAGCTGAAAAGAAACAGGAAGAGTTGGACAAAAAGCGAAAGAAAGCTGAGTATAACAGACAAATTCTTCAAGCAATAGTTAATGGCGCAATGGCTGTTACAATGGCAGCAATTAATAATTGGCCAATACCGGCTGTTCCAATGATGGCTCTTGCTGCATCTACAACAGCAGCTCAGGTTGCAATAATGAAAGCAAATAAACCTTATGCTTCAGGTGGACAATTGGACGGTGGTGTTGCAGTTGGAAACAGACATAGAGATGGTGGAATTAAGGTTCTAGGAGGTAGAGCTGAAATTGAAGGTGGTGAGTTCATTACAAATAGAATATCAACCCAAATGAATGCTCCATTGTTGGAATTCATTAATTCAAAGAAAAAGAGAATTGATGTATCTGATTTGCTTGAATTCTATTCTTCAGGAAGCGTTAAAAAGAATATATCTAGCGTTAGAACAAGATTTGCTGATGGTGGTTATATTCCAACCTTACCGGATTCTTTGGATGTCAGAGACCAATTGCAAAATGTTATCATAAATCAAGATAACAGACCAATTTATGTTTCAGTTGTTGACATCAACAATAAACAAGCAGATGTCAGAAGGGTTCAAACCCTTGCTGGATTGGGAGAATAAAGGAAAAAGGTGGCTGTTAGCCACCTTTTTTTAACCATATGTTTATGTAAAATAGAAGAAATGAAAGTAACTTTTAAAGAACTGAATATAAAAGAAAAGTTAGCCATTATAAGTGCTTGCGCAGCATTTACACTTGGTTGGCTACTTACAGGTATTGCAGCATTTGTTCCACTTTTATTAAGTGAGCAATCAATCCTATGGATATTAGGTCAGGCAATGACATATTCAGCAGCAGTATTTGGTGTTAGTATGTACTTCAATGCTGAAACTAGAATAATGAAACATAATATTGACAAACATCTTGCTCATACTGAAAGGATGATTATACAGCGAGATAATTTAAGAAATAACGGAGATATTGAAGAAATGCCAGAAGATGAAACTTAATAATAACGTATTATTAGTAATAGGTTTGTTTATATGCCTTTTAATGGGTTGTTTCCTTTGGTATGCTCAAACGAAGCCAAATATTGATAGAGTAGATACAGTATTTCAAACAGATACATTGCGCTATGTTGACACTTTAACATTATTTAAAGAAAAGCCCATACCAAAAGAGGTTATTAAAATAAAAACAGATACATTTTACACCAAAGAAGGAAAAGATACGACCTTCAAATATGAAAATAAACATTACATTGATACCTTATGTGTACAGAACGACACAGCCATTATTCAGAACTATATTTCAGGCTTAAACGCCAATCTCGACTCAACAAAAGTACAGTTGAGGAAGACAAGAGAAGTTATAACGAACACAATAGAAATTACAAAGTATATTGAAAAGAAAAAGAAGTTTATTGACCATTTTGGCATTGGGCCATCTGTAACCGGTGGCTATGATGTTGTTAATAAACAATGGGGTGTTGTAGCGGGTATCTCTGTAACATATAATTTTTAAAATTATGGGAATAGGGATATATAAATGTCCTTGGAGTAATCAATACGTAGCCCCTGAAGGTTATGCGTTTTACTATCAAGGAGTAAATCAAGGAAGAATAATTTATACAGCTTCTCCAGAAGGATATTATGTAGCAAAAGATGATAGCTTATGAGATTAACATTGATTAGAATTGCGAATAGACCAACTTACTGCATTGGTAAGTTGTATATTGATGGGAAATACTTTTGTGACACAATTGAAGACACTGACAGGGGTTTAATGGATGAAATGTCTGAAGAAGAAATTAAAAAGTTGAAAGTAAAAGGAGAAACTGCCATTCCAACAGGTATATATTCAGTTTATATCACTTGGAGTCCAAAGTATAAGAAGCCAATGCCACTTATCGAAGGTGTTAAGGGTTATTCAGGAATTAGAATTCATTCCGGCAATACAGCAAAAGATACAGAGGGTTGTTTAATTGTTGGAAAGAATAAGGAAGTTGGAAAGGTGTTGGAATCAAGGGTAACATATAACGCATTATTCAAAAGATTGCAACAGACAAATTCAAAAATTATTATTGATATACAAAGGAAATACACTGTTTAGGCATCCGGGCCGCTACCTTGCATAAATGGACTGTATAAGGGTTGATAGGTGAATATCAACCCATTTTATTTTATTTAATATGTTTATAAAAAATATGTACATATATGGCTAAAAAAATTAAGAAATATAAGGTTGGTTTAGATTCAGAAACGTATAAAATATCTATGGTTTCAGAACCAGCTATTGAGGTAGATTATGTGGCATTATCAAAACAAGATGAGGTTGAGGTGAAGCTATCATCTGATGAACGTCATATTTGTTATGGCCCTGCTCTTATTCCAAACAAGGATATATACAGGAATAATGGAGAACAGGAGTTTTACATCAACTTTACTGAGGACAGCATTATAAAGATGTCGCAAGAATTTATGAAAGACTATCGCCAACATGAGGTAAACTTACAGCATAGTGAGAATGTTGATGAGGTTTATGTATGTGAATCTTGGTTGGTTGAAGACCCTTACAAAGACAAGGCAAATGCTTTGGGCTTCAATGTTCCAAAGAACACCTGGATGGTTGGTTTGAAGGTTAATAACATTGACACTTGGGAAAGGGTTAAATCAGGTGAATTAAGAGGTTTTAGCGTTGAATCAGCAATACGATTGGAAGAATTTAATAAAAACGAAAATATTGAAAATATGGAAGTAGAAACTGAAACATTTTGGAAGCGAATGAGAGAAGTTATTAAGGAAGTGTTCACAACAGCTTCAAAGGACAAGGAAATGGAAGAGGAATTAATTAATTCTGAGGAAAAGTTTGAAGAAGAAAAGCCTAAAGAAACGCCATCTGTAAAGACGAATGGTAATGAGGACGTAGAAGAGCCAAAAACAGAAGAGCCTACAGAGGTTAAGGAAGAACCGAAAGAAGGGCCTACAGAGCCTGAAAATAAGCCTGAAGAGCCAAAGGAAGAGGTTAAACCTGAAGAGCCAAAACAGGATAACCATTTGGAAGAGCTTATCAACAATTTGAAGGCTGAGATTGAGGCATTGAAAGAGGTTAATTCAGGTCTTCAGAGCAAGATTAAGGATTTGGGCAAAACCCCTTCAACAAAACCTGTTTCAACAAATGCAAAACCAAGTCCAAAAGACACTTATGCAGCTTGGAGAGAGACTATGAGAGGCTATTTGTCATAGTACATACCTAGCAACAAAAAAAAGCATATGTTTATAACAAATAAAAATTAAAATAATTAAATCTAATACATAATTAATATGGCAAATTTCATTAACGTTAGTGGATTGACATACTGTGGAAAAGAAGCACAGGAAATCTTCTCAAAGGACATCTATGACATAGACCTTCGTCAGTATGGTATCACATTCATGGATGGAGTTAAAGGCAAAATGAAGATGTATACAGGTGAGATTGGTGATGCTTGGCAGTTATATACTTGTCCATTCACCCCATCAGGTGCAACTTCATTGGCAGAGGCTTTCATTGAGCCAGCAGCAATCAAAGTTAACCAAGAAAACTGTTATGATACTTTCTGGAACACATTCTTGGTTGAGCAGACTGAAATCAGCTTAAGAGGTGGAATTCCTCAGACTTTTGCAGATTGGTATTTTGGTAAACTTCGTAAGAAGATGGCTCAGGAATATCAGGAGATTTTCTGGAAGGGTGATGTTGATTATTCAGGTTCAACAAAGACTTATCTTAAGGCTGTTGATGGCGTTGAGAAGCAGTTCGCAGATAACAGTGGTGTAACAAAGGTTAGTGGTGCTGTTATAACTGTTGACAACGCAATTGCTCAGGTTGAAGCAACAATAATGAAGGGTATAGAGGTTGCTGGTAATGCAGAGGTTGATACTGAGGGTTACAAAATCTTTATGAACCACCAGGATGTTCGTTTGTTAGAGGTTGCATTAGGTAAGGTTTGCTGCCCAAATAAGGAATCCATCTTCAGCAATTATGCTAGAGAAAATGGCAGAATTTATGTTATGGGTTATGAAGTAATCCCAACGATGCAGTCAAAGAATACCATCATATTTGGTCCTGCTAGAAATCTTGTTCTTGGTTATGACACATTTGATAGTCATATTGAGTACAAGCTCATTGATATGAGAGATACTACTGGTGATAATATGTTCAGAGTTCTTGCAATTTCTAACATTGCAGTTGGTATTATACTTCCTGAGTTGTTTGTTGTGAGCAAGCCTTAAATGGACTTCCATACACAATATACAAACCAATAAACAGTTGAAATGGTGGTAGACAATATGGTCTGCCACCTTATGAAAAAAAAAATAATAATCAAAATAATTATATAATTATGGCTTTAAGTTGTAAATTAAATAAGAATCTTCTTCGTTCAAACAACTGTGGATATTCATTGCCTGAAATAGTTGATATATATCTTGTTAACTATGATGATTTAACAGCATCTACTGTTGGAAACATCAATTCAGGAACTTGCGAAGGAATTACAAGCATTGGACTTGAATCAGGCGCTAGTGTATATCATGTAGAGCCTGCTAAAAACAGTGCTTCTTTTGAAGATACATTGGTTGTTGAGGATTCTGGTAACCGCTACAGAAACGCATCTGTTACTTTCAATGTAACTGGTACTTATACATCTTGTATGCATGAGGCTCTTGATAGCCTTTCATTAGGTCGTTACTTTGTTGTAATCAAGACTGCTGATGGCAACTATCTTGGATTTGGTAGGCTTGCTCCATTGGAGGCTGAAACTGCAACTCTTGCAGGCGGAAGCGACACTAACGGACTTCAGATTGTTCTTTCAGGTAACATTGCTGAAAGCGCAATGCCATTAGACGATGGTGCAGTAGAAACTTTACTTGGTGCAGTAGCAACAAACTAAACTAAGATAAACAAAAATAAAAGAGGATAATTTAACTTTTATCCTCTTTTTTTGTATATGACCAATAACAATTATTTCTTTTGTCTATTGTTCCTTTTCTTATATGGTAACTTATAGTTGAACCATCTGTATTAGTTTTTTCTTCTGCTTCTTTTAAACTTTCAAATTCTTCAACTAATTTATTGTCTATGTATTTATATACAGGTTTACTATTTGTTTTAGCCATTCTTTTCCTTGCAGTTCCATAGTTTACATTGTATGTAATATCACACCATTCTAGGTTTTCAACTTTATTATTCAATTTATCTTCATCCTTATGATTTACATGCAATTTTTGTGTACCGATTAGTTTTTTTAATTCATCAGGTATTGGAATAAACGCTTCAGCTACCAATCTATGTATTGCTTTTTTATTATTGTTTGGTAGGCATACTGAATAATACCCTTTGTCATTTATTGATGGCTTTAATTCTTTTTCTGTACGGTGTATAGCACCTTTGCCTGTAATTATAACTCTATCTATTGATTTTACTCTCCCTTCATTGCTTACTAAATAGCATTTATATCCTTCAATCTCTTTCCATTCTTCCATAATTAATATGTTTAAAATAAATATTAGATATATTACAAATATACAAAAAATATTTGAAATAAAAAAATTATATATAATAAACATATTATGTCAGGAAATTGTAGATATATAAAGCAAAAAAAGCAAGTATCTTATGATGGTGGCTTAAATTGGTCAGATACTGGTGATTATAGAAAGGGTAGTTTTATAGATACAGATTCACCTCAATGCGGCTATGAAGTTGTATACAGGTGGGTTAATATTGATAAAACTGTAGATTATTACTGTCAGGGAACGGACAAGTATTATAAACAAAAGAAACAAGTTTCATATGATGGTGGAACAACATATTCAGATGTTTCACCGGCAGAATACAGACAAGGTGGAATTGCTGAAAGAAACAGTGCAGATTGTGGATATTCTCCAACAGATTATTCAACACAATATCTTACATATATTATAGATAGTAGTATATTCAGTACTTTTGATTTCGACAGTCATTTTAATGGTGACATACAATATTCAGTTAATAATGGCGAATGGCTAACTTTGCATCCTAATGAAAGACTTTCTTTAGCTATAGGTGATAAAGTTAGTTTTAAAGCTTCTTTAACACCAACATCAGGTTCAGGTATTGGACATTTTTGCCCTGGTTATGGCAGTTTTACTATTCAAGGTAATATAATGTCTTTATTGTTTGGAGATAATTTTATAGGACAAACTGATTTAACGGGATACGATTACGCATTTAATCATTTTATGAGTTGCGTTCAAGCAAATAAATATGATATTAATATTGAGAATTTAATACTTCCCGCAACAACACTTGCTCCATACTGTTATGCATATATGTTTGAGTCAGAAATAACAACCCCTATAAAAATACTTCCGGCAACAACGCTCGCAGAAGGATGCTATCAAGGAATGTTTAGTAATTGCCAAAAAATAACAGAATTGCCTGTAATATCTGCAACAACACTTGCTCCACATTGTTATGAAAGAATGTTTGAGAATTGTAAGAAATTATCATCTGTACCTTCTAACTATTTACCTGTAACAACACTTACTGAAAGTTGCTATGAAGAAATGTTTTATAAATGTTATAATTTAAAAACGCCACCTCAATTGCCTGCAACATCATTAGCTGAAAGATGTTATTATGCAATGTTCCAAGATTGTACAGCATTATCTACAGCACCTGTTTTATCAGCAACAACACTTGCTGAAAGGTGTTATATGGGAATGTTTTTAAATTGTACATCATTAACCAAAGCTCCTGATTTACCAGCAACAACATTGGCTGATTTCTGTTATAGACAAATGTTCCAAGGTTGCTTTGGTATTAATTACATTAAATGTCTTGCAGTTGATATACCATCAATGCTTAATTGTTTATATAATTGGACAAAAGGTGTTTCTGCAACAGGTACATTCGTTAAGAATTCCGCAATGAGTGATTGGCCGTCAGGAGATAGTGGTATACCTTCAGGTTGGACAGTGCAAGATGCATAATATGTTTAATTAAAGTGAAATAATAAGATATAATTTTTATTTTAAAATATGGCAAGAATAGACCCATATGGAGATATGCGTTACTGGCGTCAATGTTGCACAACGCAATTGGCTGATGCTGATAGATATTATGAAAAGTGGGAGATTGATAAAATCATTACCGGAGAAATGCCCATTGAGGAAATTCAGGAAATGGTTGATGAAGCTGTAAGTGGTGCTGTTGAAGATTTGGCGACAAAAGAAGCTTTGGACAATCTTGCGCAACAGGTATCAGCAAATACGGCTGCAATATTGGACAGATATACAAAAGAGGAAACAAATAGTCTCCTTACAAAATATTTAACGAAATTGGAAGCAAACTCAATGTTTGCAAATTATAGCAAAGTTGAAAATACAACTCTTGTTTTGAATAATGAAAATATTGGAATATAATTAACATTAATTTATAAATTATGGCAAATATATTAGATAAGATTAAATTGTCAGGCATAACCTATGATATTATAGATGCAACCGCAATTCATAGTATGGATGGTTATTGGACTTCAGGTCAAACCACATCTGCGATAACAGCAGCTACAGCAGCATTGGCTGAAACAATTGGTGAGGAACTTTCAGGTAAGGTAGATACATCAGCTTATACAGCTTATACAGCAGCTACTGAAACAGCATTGGGCAATAAGGCTGATAAAACTGAAATACCATCAGTATCAGGTTATGCTGATTCTGTTAAGTATAACAGTACAACCAAGTATGTTGAATTCTATCATGGAACAACAGCCGGTACAAAGGTATTCGAATATGATGCTTCTCCATTCCTTATCGATGGTATGGTACAGAATGTTGAGATTAAGGATGTTGAAATATCAGGGGAAACTGTTACTTGTTTGGTTATTAGCTTCAATACTGATGCCGGTAAACAGGATATTAACATTCCATTGACTGAGATTTTTGACCCAAACAATTACTACACCAAATCTCAGATTGATACCTCATTATCAGGAAAGCAAGATACATTGAGCGCAGGAACAGGTATTGAGATTTCAGCAAATACAATCAGCGTTACAGGTGTTCCATTGACAGTTGACCAAACAGTTATAAGTGGTTCAACAAACCCTGTTGCGGGTGGTGCTGTTTATGATGAATTGCAAGGAAAGCAAGCAACTCTTGTTTCAGGAACAAACATTAAGACAGTTGGAACAAACTCTGTGTTGGGAAGTGGAAACATACCACTGATGACAGCGAGGGTTGGAACGGGTGATGATTCAACAACATTGATTTTCGAGTTTAATTAATATTTGAAAGGGTAGAGATAATAAATCTACCCTTTTAATATGTTTATTTAAATCTAGATTTAAAATGAGTAATATAATTGATAAAATTAGAATCAGTGGTGTTACCTATGACATCCAAGGTGGCGGAGGTGGAGTACCTGAAAGTGCATTCACAGCCTATACTGCTGCAACTGATGCAAGAATTGCTGAGGATGAGGAAGTAACATCTGCTGGTTTAAATGAACTTAATGAAGCTTTAAGCGGTAAGCAAGACACACTTATTGCCGGTGATAATATTACAATCAGTGGAAATGTTATTTCTGCTGAAGGTGGTGGTAAAGCTATTGAAGCTGGTAGAGGCATCGATATTACCACTGGTGAAACCGCTGATACAGTGTCAATAAATCTTCCAATATCAGCTGGAACTGGAAGCAATAGTATTATAGAAGGGTATTATCTTAATAAAGCCTCAGGTCAGTATTCTCATGCAGAAGGTTATCGTACAGAAGCTAAATATGGTGCTCATTCTGAAGGAACTAACACAAAAGCATTAGGTTACTATAGTCATGCTGAAGGAAGTAACACTTCTGCAACTACCGATTCTTCACATGCTGAAGGAAGCTATACAGTAGCAAATGGTATTACTTCTCATGCTGAAGGAAATGGCACAGTAGCAAGTGGTATTACTTCTCATGCTGAAGGTAATTATACAATAGCAAATGGTAATTCTTCTCATGCTGAAGGACATTATACACAAACAAACAACAACTCAGAGCATGCTTCTGGACAATACAACGTTTCAAATAAAGCAAATATAATCTTTGGTAATAGTGGCAACACCTTATTCTCTGTAGGTAATGGTACAGCAAGTAATGCAAGGCATAATGCATTTGAAATAAGGCAGAATGGTGATATATATCTTACTTTGGATGGACAAGATGTTAAGTTGCAAGACCATCTTGGAGGTGGCATAACGCCACAAGAGTTCTCAGCATATACTGCTGCAACTGATTCAAGACTATCAGAAGATGAAGAGGTTACTGCTGCTGGATTAAATGCATTGAATGACAAGTTTGGTGGTTTAAGTCTTGTGAAACTAACTCAAGCAGCCTATGATGCATTAACAGTTAAAGATAATAATGTACTTTATATAATAATAAATTAACTATGGCAAATAATTTAAGAAAATTCTCAACTGAAGCAGATTATACTGCTGCAACGTTAAACTATCCAGCAGTGAGTTGGGTCACAGCTACTGATACTGTACATTTTGATAAAAGTGCTCCAACACCAACATTCAGTGGCTTGACAGTTTATTATAATATATCTGATATATCAGCTCCAACAGAATTATTCAAAGGCGGTGGCGGCTCTGGAAGTGGCAGTGGCTCTGGTAGTGGTAGTGGTGGTGTTTTACCATCAGCAATGATAATTGATGGCACAGAGGTTGAAGTTACCAATACCTATCAGTTTTCAACCACTGGTGAACACATTGTCAATTATTCATTTGCAGATAACCAAATACCAGAACACTTTTTAGATGATGAGTCTACTGGTAGATTCAGTACAGTAGCAAAGGTTGAAATTGGTTATGCAATTACAAGTATTGGTAATAATGCTTTCATTTATTGTACTAGTCTTTCAAGTGTGACAATTGGTAATAGCGTTACAAGTATTGGTGAATATGCTTTCTATAGTTGTAGTAGTCTTACAAGTATAGATATACCAGATAGTGTTACAAGTATTGGTTCTTATGCTTTCGCTAATTGTAGTAGTCTTACAAGTATAGATATACCAGATAGTGTTACAAGTATTGGTACTGGTGCTTTCGCTAGTTGTAGTAGTCTTACAAGCATAGATATACCAAATGGTATGACTTATATTGGTGGTGCTGCTTTCACTAGTTGTAGTGGTCTTACAAGTTGTATAATAGGTAGTGGTGTTACAGATATTAACAGTAATGCTTTCAGTTATTGTAGTAGTCTTACAAGTATAACATCAAATGCAATGACAGCACCAACATTGGGTTATGCTGCATTTGATGGTGTTAGCAACAACGGTGTATTGACTGTACCAAGTGGTTCTCAAGGCTATTGTGGATGGATAGGAGGTGAACTACCTAGCTATTGGACAATAGAAGGAGTTACTTGTGAGTAATATTAACCTATAATCTCTTAACAAGGTGTACATTGGGTTGGTACACCTTGTTTAAACAATATATACTATGAACAGTTGTATATTAACAGTAATCAAAAATGAGCAAGAATACCTTGATGAATGGATAAAGTATCATTTGGATTTGGGTATCAATCATATATTCATATTTGAGGATATTGACAGTGATTCACATAAGGAGATATGTGATAAGTATGGTGATAGGGTAACGTTGAACTGCATTGATTCTATACTTAATGAAGAAGATAGGAAAAAGGCAAGGGAACTTAAATTAACAAAGCATAGAAACCCTCAATGCATTTATTTTCTCAATGGACTTATTTGGTTAAAAAGTAAATATCAATATGACTGGTGTTTTGTTATTGACAATGATGAATTCATAACATTTGAAAAGGAAAGTTCCAAACTTGAAGATGTGTTATCTCTATACAATGGCTATGATGCAATTGATATACAATGGAAATGTTATGGAGCAAATGGACATATAAAAAAGCCAAATTATGAAGGAAAAGGACTAATAGGTACATATACAAAAGAATCAAATAGTTATGGAAACATTGACTTGAAATGGGAAATGAAAACCTGCTATAATTTGAAAACATTTAAACCGTCACATTTTCTAGATACACATCGACATACAGATGAATGCAACTGGTGTAAAACAGATTTTAGTAAATCAAGTAATATTGTGTACAGTACAATGTATCTCAAGCATTACATAACTAAATCTTGGGAAGAATATATTGCAAAAAGAAAAAGGGGCTTCTTTGTGGGGTTTGCAAGAACTGTAGATATGTTCTTCAGAATAAACCAAGATATGTTTCCACTTAAGCAACAACTATTGGATGATTTGAAAAAAGAAACGTTAGTTGTAATGCCTTATAAGCAAGCTGGTGCTCAAGGTGATGAGATAAGAATAACATTAACTGGGTGGAGAAAGTTCTGTAAGTTCAAGTATCATTTTATTGTAATTGGTGAGTTTGATAAATCATTGAAACAAGAGTTCCCTTGGGTTAATTTCATATATTGCCCAACCAAGGAAAAAATGGAAGGTCAATACAACCCACACCTTGATATGCAAAACAAGTTCAAGATAATTTCAAGAATGTATTCTCAAATATATGATGGATTTATATGGATTTGTGATGACTATTACCCTATAAAGCCATTTGATTTGTCAGATATAACAACAGTGCATTACCATAACAAAACATTCTTTGGAAATGAGAAATGTCCAAAATCATATTGGAACTATGACAAGTGGAAGACAAGGCAATTGTTAGACAGAGAAAACCTACCACATTATAACTATACAACTCATTATCCTTGTTATTTTGATTTCAAGAAATTGAAAGAGATATGGGATAAATATGATATGATGAATGAAAGCTATGTCTTGGAAGATGTTTATTTCAACTATTTCTCACATGAAGAACCAATACTAGATAATGAGATAAGATTAGGAATATGGAATAATGACATATTCAAGAATGAGTTTCAAAGAGCTATAGATAACCCAAATATCAAGTTTATGTGCAACAGTGTTGAAGGGTGGTCAAAGGAACTTGAAAAAAAACTATGGGAGATTGTAAAATAATATTTTATAAAAAAATAGATTTATGATTAAATTAGGAAATATAGATATAAGTGCTTTCAAGGTAGGTAGTGGTGATTGCAAGGTCTACCTTGGAAATACTTTACTGTATCCTACAACGCCATCATATGATGTTTGTTATGCTGTTGTTGAAGATATATCATCATATACTGATAGGACTTATACAGATGTTTATGAAAAGTCTTCTGATAAATGGTATAAGCTCAACAACCTTAACCAATATGAGGAATATGGTATCTATGGCAGTGGAAGAACCATTACTACTTATGATGGAAAGTTAACCATTGATGGTGATTATGAATATCAATACAGTGGTGGTTCTTGGGTTAATGTTGGTGAGGTAAGTGGAAGTACAATTGACACAATATGGCTTGACCCTCCAAGCACTGAAAATCAATATGCAGTATTTCCTGTTTCTCACTATTGGGGCGAAGGATATAAGATGGTATTGAACACTTATCTAAGTGGTTCATACAGTAGTGATACTAATTCGCCTTGGGGATTTAATAGTCACACACCAATTGAGTTTTCTTTCTACCAAAATGGTTTCTATTATGATTTTCATAACCCAACATCTACAACTGCTCCTGACGTTTATACTGGGGATAGAAGTTGGCGAATAATGAAAAATAATACTCTTGGTAGTTATGAGAATGGTCAAATATTGAATATCATTTTATCAAATGGCGCTGTTAGAGTGGAACTTGAATCAACTGGTGCTGCAATAGTAACTGGTTCAACAGGTGTTACAGCCCAAAATTGGTATAATGGGTTGTATAATGCAGAAATTAGGATTTATAATATTAATAATAAAAGCCATTTAAGTAGAATACAAGTTTATAATGCTAATAACGAACTTGTAAATGACTTAAAGTTCATTAAGAACAATGGAGTTGTAGGTTCTCAAGAGATTTCATTATATGATTCTATTCTTGACGCTACTTATTATAATAATACTTCATATGCTCCATCATATCATATAGTATCTGAAAGCGGAGGAACAGAATACCCAATATATTATGATGAAAAAACAGACCCATTGGATAATCTTTCATTCTCTTCAATGACAGAAGCTGAAACATATGCATATAATAACTGTGTGTATGATGGTATGAAAGCAACCATCAATGGTGATAGATATTATTTCGATTCAACTGATGAGAATGGTTGGGTTAAGATTCTTGAGTACTACAAGTTTGAAGATGTTACACCTGGAGGAGCAAGCGGTTGGACAATAAGTGGAAGTTCGACATATAACCCAAATCCATCATACTATGATGACTTTGACCTTGAAACATTATCAACAAATTATTATTACAAGATTGCAAAGGTTACAATATATGGTTATGAGAACTTCACATATTATCTAAGAACATATGGATATTCTACTTATTGTTATGTTGCAGCATCAAATATCGATGAGTTATCAACAGACCCAACAAGTATAAGTTACCAAAGTGATAGCGCGATTACACATACATATAATTTTAATAAAACAGCAGGTTCTGCTGTTGATTTAAGTAACTATAGAAGGGTAACATATAACAATCTTGATAAGACTGTTGAACATACATTCTATGTTTCATTCTATGGTAGGACTTTTAGTAGTTATAGGGGTAACGCTACAATACTGATTCCAAAGGAACAAACAAACGAAAATTGGGAACAAGTTACATTCTCAGCATCATCAAATGTTGCAAGCTATCAGAAGAACTTGTATATTGACAACAACAACTCAACAAGTGGTGGAACACAGAATTGGTACTATAGATGGATAATAGGTTTACCAAGCGGCAGTCATAGTTCATCTACAAACTACAGCAATTATAATTATTGTCCAAATGTGACATCAGGAACATTTACTTCTGTAGCTGGTCAACAACGTCAAGTCAACTTTACATATAACAACACAACCGATAAGACATTATCATTCAGATTGACTGATGGTAGCAATGTATTGACACCAAGTGATACTGTATATTACAATATGACTTATTACAACTCTTGTGGTATATCAAGCGGTGTTATTAATACTACATTCCCAATGTCTCAGAGTGTTAAAGTTGGTGGTAGATTCAGATTTAACAGTTCATCAAATAGACAATACATCTATGGTTATTCACCAAATATATCGTTGAATACTGATTATTATGTTGACAACTATCAGAGCACATTTGATATTACATATATCAAGTTGAGTGAAGAGGCTGTGGCAATAGCATACACAACATATGACCCAAATGATGTTGAAACACCATCGTTCAAAACTGACATAACTTGGCCTTATAATGGAGGTACAACATCATCAACGACATTAACATCATATGCAGTCCCATACACTTATCCATATGTGGTAAGTCAGACAAGTGATAAATTCTCAGCAGATAGCCAATCATATAAAGCTGGGCAAGCAAGTAGAACAATTAACTTTGTACTATATCCAAATAATAGGGAGTTTGCAACTGTAGCGGATTTGGAGGCTTATTCCTATGTTTGGGAAGGTATGAAAGCATCAGTTAATGGTACAAACTACACTTATAAGAATGGCCAATGGGTTGAACAAACATATACACAGTATGAATATATCAGAACTCAAAATGCTAGAACCATATACTATGACTTCGTTACAAACTTCAAACCTACAAATAGCCATACAATAGAGGTTAAGGTTGAGTTTGTAGATAGGTCAATCGATTGGGGACATCTTGTTTCTTGGTATGATGGAACTGCATCTCATGGTTTCTCATTCCAAACTGTTACAGCAAGTTATCAAGCAATTGTAAGAACTGGTGGTGATAGTGGTACTTCATACAGACCTACAATCGGAGCAAATAATCCAACAGTTTATACATTACCATTGTCAGCACAAAGTGGCACATATAGCATAAACGGTGGTTCACCACAGACAATACAGTACAATTACTCAACAATGGCACTACCTGCCAATACAGGAATGTGTTTCTTCGGAAAAGGAACAACATCAAGGGAAAAGGCTGCTGTTGCAAAGATGTACTATGTGAAGGTATATGATAATAACAACAATCTTGTCAAACATTATGTGCCATCAGATTATAATGGAACACCTTGCTTCTATGAGATAGTAGATGGAGAATACATTATGGATACATACACTGGTTCTAATCATGGAACATTGACATTAGGGCCTCAAATTTAATCATTTAAGTTGTGGAGAGTGGTAATAAAATCACTCTCCATTTTCGTATATAAGGTTAATATCAAAACCATTTTCTTGATTAAACCTGTATTCTCTTTCCAATTTATAAAATGAATCTGCGTATTCAACGCACATTCCATTTTTCTTATTTGTTTCAGATAAGTTATCATTCATCGTCTGTCTTATCTTATATTTATAAGCCGCCCCGAAGCCTTTATCAACATGCAGGCAAAACGCATCATTTGATAACATTATTCTCATTGATGGAGAGGTATAAACATAATGTTGACCAACTGACATATTAACCTTATCAACCAACTTTGTATTGAAAATTGAAATCTTTGAAACCTTTTCAAATCCCTTCATATGGTTCAATTTTTGTCTGTAAAACTTATGACATTGTTGATGGAGCAATTTATTTTCCAAATAAGGTGGTTTAAAGTCCTCACAGAGCGAGAATATTGGCGTTACCATACAACTATACCCTCCATCTATAAAAGCCTTTGAAACAGCCTTAAAATCGCTGAAATAAAATACTTCATCCATGTCTGATATTATAATAATATCGTATTTATCTTTTAATTCAGCATAAGCGTTTTCTTTGATTGTCTTTTGAATTATGTCATTTTGTCCGTCACTATCAAAATGTCTTACATCAATCCAATCATACTGCTTAAGGTATTCAATACTTCCATCAGTTGAGCCATTATCATATACATAAACATCAGAACCAATTCTCTCCCAGTATTGCCTTACAAATGGCAATATATCCATTTCATTATAACAAAGCGTTATCCAACAAATTTTATATTTCATAATTTTTTATTTTTATAATAAATAGTTTTTATATTCAAAAAATAATATGTTTATATAAAATATTTTTTAAATATGGGAAATGTAAATTACAATGAATGGCTAAATGGTAAAAGATGCTGTGGCCAAAACAATATTATTTCAATTGCAAGGAACTGCCACCATAATCATGCTTGCGACTGTGACAATATACTTCTTGATATATCAAAACTATACACCAATGATGAAATATTGCAAGATGAAATTGATGCTATTTCAGGTAATTCAGGCATTACTTCAGGCGAGGTTCAAACAATGATTGATGAAAGTATCTCAGGTAAGGTAGATACAACAACATTTGATGCTTATACAGCATATACAGTAAATCAATTAAATGGGAAAGCTAGCAAAAGTTATGTAACAAGCATTGAAAGAAGCATTAATGAAAACTTAGGTAATATATCTAGTGAACTTTTTAGATATGAAAATGAAACAGATGCAGCTTTAGCCCAAAAAGCTAGTACAGGTTCCGTTTCAACTCTTGAAACAAACGTTGCGTTATTTGAAGCAAGAACAGCCGGACAAATTGGAGAATTATCTGAATCAACTGCAAGAGCTTTAAGTGGAAAACAAGATACATTGATTGCTGGTGATAATATTACAATAAGTGGAAATGTAATATCTGCAACAGGTGGTGGTGGAGGCATTGACAGTGGTACTGTACAATCAATGATTGATGGTAGCATATCAGGTAAAGCTGATACTTCTGCTGTAACGCAAGAGATTTCAGCAGCAGTGAGTGGTAAGCAAGATACCTTATCAGCCGGAACAGGTATTGAGATTAGTGGTAATGTTATATCTGCAACAGGAGGTAGTTCAATAACCATTGACCCATCATTGGATAGTGGTTCAACAAACCCTGTTTCAAACTCTGCAATTACAGCAACATTCAATAATTATTATACAAAAACTGAAATCAATAACAGATTTTGGTGTGGAGATTCAACAGCTTGGGCTGCAATCTCAGGCACAGCAAGCCCTGATATAATTTATTTTATTTATTAAGAAAATGATTATAAACAATAATAATGAAATAACAGAAGTATACTATAAAGGCCATAAGATTCAACAGATTGTGGCTTGCAATCATCAGGTATATAATAATCCTTCACCACCTCCAACACCAACAGGAATGACAGGATTAAAGGTGAGTGGCACAACAACAATTTATGGAAATTTCTCAAAAGAATGCAATAATAATGAACTTATACCACATGACATTGAAGTGCCATCATATTCTGCTGTTACAAAGTTGGAAGTTGGGGTTTGCGTTAATATAATTGGCTATAACACATTACTTGGAGAACCAAATTGCAATGAAATTATATTACCATCAACAATACAATGGATAAGAGATTATTCATTTCTTGCTGGAGATACAAGCATACAAAGGCTTATAATATATGCTACAACGCCTCCAAGATTCCAGAACTATGTTGAAGATGAATGGTATGATATATTTGGTTATAGATACCCATCATCAGCAGCTCCTGAGGGATTTAAAATATATGTCCCGGCAGCATCCTTAAACGCATATAAGACAGCAGATGGATGGAGTCATATGGAAGATTATTTTGTAGCAATATAAGGGTAGATTTAATTCTACCCTTTTTTAATATGTTTATTTAAAAAAATATATGAGTGTTAGTAATTATTCAGGAAGTCCTTGCAATTACTCTTATACCAAATTAAAAGATGTTTTATATCTAGTAAATGAAGAGTATAAGAAGGATATTGAGATTGACGATGGTGAAGCATATATTGAGAGTGGTGAAACACCGGTAAAGAAAATTGAAGGATTTAATATAAAATTCAATGAACAAACATCCCTTGATGAGCGTTATAAATTCCAAAAGACAATAACGCTCTCAATGAAAGGTTATGTTACAAAAGAAGACTTTTTGGGAAATTATTTTGCAATCATTGAATCAATTGATGGTACGTTATGGATGGTAAACGTTGATTTTCCATCCAAAATAACTTATACATTTAACCTGTCAGAAGGTGTTTGCCAAACTGACTTTACCTTTTCTTCACTTTCCAACTTTCCAACATTAAAGCTTACAGCAGATTTAAACCCAACAAATGCCCAATGTTATGGTTATACTGTAAATGGAATTGAGAAATTGGAACTTATAGAGAAGGATTATGCTGCTTTGGATGTTCAATACACAAACCTTACAACAACTGCTTTATTTAAGACAGTTGAATTCTTAAAGAAATCTTGTTCATATCAAGAGGTGTTCGATGGTGACAAATATACATCAACAATATCTTTTAATATACTGTTTGATAAAAACCAACCATCTTGGCAGTACAATCTATTGGAATTCATTTATAATAGGTATTCTGCAATCATAACAGCAGCAGGACACCAATATAGATATTTTGCAGGTTTTGATACCGGTCTTCAACCTTCATATACAATACAGACAGGTGATAATGGAAGTTCTGATTTAATTACAATAACGCTTACAGAAGCATCAACCAACTTTGCTACAGTACCTTCAGAGATAACACCTGAAGAAACCCCTGTAAAGCGTTATAGATACGCAAGAAGGGTTTCTGAGATACCTTGTTACGAATGTGTTGGATTGGGTCAGGCAATGTACCATATCAAAGAACAGGTTGATTCTTTGGGAAATCCAACAGGTAATTTCTTGGTTATGGAAGGTTATGAGGAAGACTACAGTGAATTCAATATTGTTGGAACATTCAGCGAGGAAGAATATTTCGATACAAACGAATGTAAGACAGGACAAAGATGCGATATAGATACAACTCTTCCATCAGTATTGGACTTTGATGCTGTTACAGCAGAAACATTCAGCTGGGAATCATCTTGTGATTGGGAGGTTTTAGATGTTCCATACGGTATAACTGTATCTCCAATGTCAGGAAATGGTGAAAGCATATATTTCTTTACCGTTGCAAACTCCATAATTCCAACCGATACACTGCAAGAAATGAAGTTTAAAATCAAATGTTGCAGCAGAACAAAAACAGTAAAGGTAAGAGTTGGCAAAAACATTGATTGCGTTACACCAAATGTCAGTTATATTGATTGCAATGCTCAAACAGTACAATTAATAGTTAGAGGCAATTGTACCTTGAATATGACATCAATTGACCCAATGCTTACATACAGTCAGGATAATAATTATCTGTATGTTGATGTTCCAATGAATACAGGTAGTGGTAGAACATTTGCAATATCAGCGACAAATTGTAATTGTTCTGATAATGTAACAACATTCTCAATCGTACAGTCAGAACCTTACTCAAAATGGGTCGAAGAAGGTGGTTATATTTGCTCTGGAGGCTCTTCTTATACTGTTGAGAGGAAATATACAGGTACGACAGCAGATAACATAACTGGGGCAACTTCTGAAACAAGACCAAAGAATCTAATTCAAAGTGGAGATACAAGATGTGGTGCTGAATCAGATTATATATTTGATGGTCATTATTACTGTATCAATGGAGATAAGTATAAAGCTCTTGAACAAGTTGTTAATGGCAATAAGACAGGCTTAACAAAGTTGGGAGAAATGGTTGAATCTGCATCCTCATTCTGTCAGCAAACTTTCAACTATAAATGGGAATTAACAAGCAGATACCAATGTGATAGTGGTTATACACCTCAACATGATTATTCTCAGGATTATATGGGTTTTGTAGTTAGTGGAGATTGCAAATTCAAATTCCTTAATGAGAAATCTGAAGATAGGCCTTCTCACTTATATAATGTAAGCTATTCAACTGATTCGGGACAAACTTGGACACCACTTTACACACATCCATATGATGCTGAATGGACACCTCTATTCTCAGCAGGTACAAAAGTATTATGGAAAGGCCATGCTTTCAGCGAAAATGGTTTTGAAATAGGATATTTCCAATCATCAGGTGGAACTTATTCAGTTGAAGGAAATATAATGTCATTGATATACGAAGATGACTTTACAGGAAAAACAGATTTAACAAACAAAGACAATTGCTTTACATCGTTATTCGAAGGAGATACAAGAATTACAAATGCAGAAAATCTTATATTACCTGCAACACTTTTGTCTTATACTTGTTATAGTTCAATGTTCTATAATTGTACATCATTAACAAAAGCTCCAACATTACCAGCAGGAACCGTTGCTTATGCTGCTTATCAATATATGTTCAAAGGTTGTTCATCATTGAATTATATAAAATGCCTTGCAACTGACATTGGTATGGCATCTTGGGATTTTAACACAAAAGGTTGGACTGATGGTGTTGCTTCATCAGGTACATTTATTAAGAAAGCATCAATGAATGGTTGGCCAACAGGTAAAAATGGCATTCCAAATAATTGGACAATTCAAAATGTATAAAATATATGGGAAAAACAAGTTATTATTTATATCAGAAATATATAAAAATTGGAAATCAAGATTGGATTCCTGATTATCCAAATGTATGGTCAGTTGATGGTGATGGGACAATGCCGGTTCAAATAAAATCAAATGATGACCCAAATTGCGGTTATATACCTCCATCAGAGCCAATATACAGATGGATTGACGTTGACCCAACAAAGGATTGGATATGTGATGACTGTCCGCAACCTCAGACAATAGATTATTTCAAAACAACAGCTCTTGGAACAACTCAGATATTTTTCAATAATTATGGCCAATACATTGATATGTATTATTCCTTGGATGGTCTTTATTGGTCAAAGGGTAATGTTTCACCTGTATTGAACAGCGGAGATACAGTATATTGGAAAGCATCAGGAATTACACCAACATCAGGCTCAGGTATTGGAAGCTTTGATTCAGGAAACTATGTAAACTTCAACGTTGGAGGTAATATTTTGTCATTGGTATATGGTGATGATTATTCAAACCATACAACTATAACAAATGATTACCAATTTAAGGGTTTATTTGCAGGCTCAGGCGTTTATAACGCAGGGGCTTTAACATTGCCAACGAACGTTACAAAAGGCTGCTATGAGAGAATGTTCTACCAATGTGGAGCGTTAATTGTTCCGCCTGCTGAATTACCTGCAACAACGCTTGCTGAAAGCTGTTATAAGGAAATGTTTGAGTTCTGTGATGATATGACAATACCACCAACAATACATGCTTCTGCAATGGCTGCATCAGCTTGTTCAATGATGTTTGATGCTTGTTCAGCATTAATGATTGCTCCAACACTATCGGCAACAACGCTTGCGCCATATTGTTATTCAAGAATGTTTGGTGATTGCCGGAACTTGCAAGCTGCTCCTACATTACCTGCTACAGCATTAACTGAAGGTTGTTATATGAGTATGTTCAGACGTTGCTTATCAATACGAACAATTACATTACCTGCATCAACATTGGTATCAGGGTGTTATACTCAAATATGCTCAGGATGTGAATCATTAAATGAAATTAAATGTTGGGCAACATCAGGATTGAATTATTTACAATATGCAGAACCATTCGCAAATGTTGCTTCAACAGGTACATTCTATAAGATAAAAAGGATTGCATATCCATCAGGTGTAATTCCTTCAGGATGGAGAGTTTTGGAATATACTTCGCCAATATTATAAAATATTATTTTTTAATATTTTTGAATTAATATGTTTAAATAAATAATTTATATTAATTAAATCTAATATAATGGCAGAAGCTACAAAAAGAAGAGGTCGTCCGGTTGGCTCAACAAATAAGCCAAAGCCAACAGGAGGTTTATTTGTGACAAATTTCGAAAAACACAATGAAGGAAGCCCATTCACCCATGATTCTTCAATGGGGTGGGTTAAATGGGGTTTAAAGAATGACTACCCTCAGTTATTGCTTAATCTATACAATGAATCTCCAACACATAGAGCATCAATTAATTTTGAAACTCAAAGCATTGTTGGCGGTGGTGTAGACTATGATGCAATGGCCATCGATAAGACTCAGATTGTTCCAAACTATCAATATGATTGGAATTACCTGTTAAGGTCAATTGCATTGGATTATAGTCTATATGGCTCTTATGCAATACAGATAATCCTGAATAAGGATAGAAAGACATATTCGTTCTATCATATTCCATTGGAAAAGGTAAGATGGAGTCCATATGATGAAGATGGCGTTGTAACTTCATATTGGATATGTAATGATTGGTCTTCTCAATCAATGAACCCTCCAATTGAATTACCAGCATTTGATATGAGGGAAGAGCAAACAATTGAATATGGACAGCCATATTTATATGTTTTCAGGCCATATTCTCCAACAATGGAATATTACACCTCACCTCATTACACAGCCGGTATTAAGGCAATTCAATCTGAGATTGAATTTGTAAATTATGACCTTAAGCATATTGTAAATGGTTTCTCAGCATCAGGTGTATTGACATTGCCAAATGTTGAAACTGATGAGGAAAAGAAAGCGATTATCAACAATATCCAAAGAATGTTTACCGGTTCTGATAATACAAATCAGATGGCCATAACATTCAGAACAAATATTGAGGATAAACCCGTAGAATTCACACCATTTAGTGATAAAGGTTCAAACGTTGATATGTACAATGGCTCAAATGACAGGTGTATTAATAGAATTCTTGCAGCACATCAGATTCCTTCTCCAATGCTTATTGGAATGCCTGAATCAAGTAAATCAGGTTTTTCTTCTGATGCTGATAAGATTGAAACAGCGTATCAGTTGTATGAGCGTTTGACAGGAAATTACCATAGACAATGCGTTATACAAACGTTTAATCAGATGCTTAAGATGAATGGTGTTGATGTTGAGCTTATTGTGAAGCCTTTGAGATTTAATGATTTTGGCGGTGATGATGATAAATCAGACGCAACAGAAGGAAAGGAAACAAACCAAAACATATCAACCGGCAATATTGAAGAAAAGGTTGAGGAAAAATAAAAATATTAAAAATTGAAATGATATGATTATTAATAAAAAATTCTTAGCCAAATATTGTCCACTTCCAATAAACTATAACTTTGATGAAATAATGTTATATGTTCCAATCGCTGAAGAAATATGGTTAAAACCAATTCTAGGTGAACCATTTATGGAAGAGTTGAAATATCAGGTTGAAAACAACCAAGTATCTGAGGAAAATTCAACACTGTTCACAGAAGGAAACTTATACCAATATTTATCTTATGCAACTTGTTTGGAAGGACTGCCATTTATCTGGGCGCATATGACAGAAGTGGGATTAACAAAGGGGAAATCAGAAAACTCAGAATCAATCTCTTTGAAGGATATAACATATATCGAAGCGCACCTCAGAAGACAGGTTGAATTCTTGAAAGATTCAGTGATAAAATGGCTCGATGCCCATGCTGATTCTTTTCCAATATATCACCCTTCAAACTGCTGCTGCAACGATGGATGCGGAAATTCAAAACTTAATGCGCCAAACCCAATGTTCCAACTGTATAAAGGAAAGGATTTATGCACAGAACTGTTCTAACACAAATCCCCTCTTTCAAAAAAGATTGAGGGGATTTTAATAAATTAATAAATAATACAAAAAATAACTAATGAGAACAACATTCCTTCGGAAAGCGTTGGACAACAGTATGGAGCGTTCAGTATTATAACTGTCATCCAACGCAAAAAAATAACCATTTAAAGTTTTACGACAAAAAACAAATACATCTTTTCAACATTGCAAATATACAAAAAAAAATTGAAATAACGAAATATTATTCCAACTTTTTTAAAAATTTCAAAAAAAATTATTTCATTATTATTTCCAATATTTCTTTATCTGATAAACTGGTTTTAAAATTCTCAGATAACGCTATTGCAAAACACTCCATTTCAACCATTGAATCTATCTTCTCTTGAAGAACTGGAGCAATACCATACAACAAATCCTCAAATGAGGTGAATGTTCCCATTAAAGGCTTTGAAACATCAATTACATTAACTGTATAGCCATCTTCGCCTAGTACAATGCTTATCTCACTGCCATCAGCAAATTTATAATTCGATAATTCTTCCATAATTATATCAATTTAAAAATTATAATTATATATATAACGAAAATAACGCTGAAATATTGCATACAAGCGTTTTTCAAAAAAATCCTCTCTAAGCCCTTTAAAAAACTCCACCTTATAACTTATCCACCTTATATATTTTAAGCGACTGTGGGGCTTCTATGATGCCTTAAATGGCCTCAAACAATATTACTTGAGAACTAATAATTCATATTTAAACTTTTTTAACTAAAATCTCTGGGTAAATTCAATAATTTTTTGTATACTTGCACATGGAATTCCACTGGAGATAATTAACAATATTATTAATCTTTTTAAAATTTTTAAAAAATGGGTAAAAACAAAGAAAAAAAATTTGAGAAAGCATTGGAGTTTGGTCTTAAATCACATCCAATGGCTAGTACATCAATTGAGATTAATCCTGTCTCGCAGAAGAAATTGGAAGACATTAGTGACAAATTATTAATTGCATTGGCTGGTAATAACCTTCAAAACTATATTCTTACAACTTGTCGAGAGATTGCCATACAAAGGGAGTTGAGAAGAAGAAAAAGAGCTTTACCACCTCAATTTGTTAAAGCAATCGTTGATGAGTTCTATGAATGTACATTGAATGATGAAGACCTTTGCAATGTTGAAGAGTTCAAGCATAAGGAACAGGGGAGTGAATAACTCCCCATTTTTGATTGGGTCTAGTACATAAGTTACAGTTATTTACTAGTAACAGTATAATATATAATAATATATATATATAATATATACTGTATGTATTAACTGTATATATTAATAGAATTTATTTATAATAACTGTACCGGATAATAGATATATTTTTTTATTTTATAATAAATTTAAAAAAAGAAAAATATATTACTTCATATATACTTCGTATATATTCGTAATATATTGTAAAATCATCGTTTCAAAAGACTGTATTTTATTTTAACTTTTACCAATAGAAGATTAATCCATTCTTTATAAAACTCCATTCAAAGTATGTTTGAAAAAATTGAAAAAAAGTTATCAATTTATTTCTTTATTTCAATTTTTTTTTGTATATTTGCATTGTTAAGATTAATCAACAACAAACTATGAATAAAACTGCTAAACTATATAAATTTGTTGACGAAAAAATAGATTCGTATTTTGACGAAAGAATAACATCAAATAAAAAACTTTCAAAAATAAGTAAATTTGTAATTGCTATTTTAACAGAAGGTGCTGAAATAACAGTTGAATTTTTAGAAAATTTATTTGGAAGCGGTGAAAGTAAATATTCAATAGAAGAATTACAAGAACTATGTCTGATTAGCGTTAAAAATAATAAGATTACTCTACTGGGAAGAAATACGTCAGAAAAAGATAAATATAAATTATTCAAAAAGGCTTATTATAAATTATTAAAAAACGAAAAATGGAAAAATTATAAAAAAGATGAAAAATGTGCATTATGTGGCAGTACAGAAAATTTGCAATTACATCATACTTTCTACGTAAAAGACGCTTTTATAAAACCTTGGGATTATCCAAAAGACAGTATAGTAACATTATGTAGTAAGTGCCATATGAATGTTCATTTTAATAAAAAACACCAATTACATGAACAAACACTATTAAGAAAAGAAGCAGAAAAAATTTATAAAATCATATTATGAAGCGTACTTTTCAAAGTTTCAAACTATTTATTAATAAAAAAGCTTATGACGAAACGCCAATATAAATTATTTCTGTACGAATGGTTGCTCCAACTACAAGAAAGAGCAAAATACATCCGGGGAAAACGCCTTAAATATAACCTTTCAATGCAAAGACAGTTAAAGAGGGATTTAAACATCAAATGACAAATGAACAAGTACTATGAACAAAACAAAGAGGAAATATTGAAAAAATGCAGGGAACGTTATCTCAAAAAGAAACTCCAAAATAAAGATAAATCCTTGCAAGATGAAATCAACTGTCTCAATAAGAAAATCGAAAAGTTAAAAGAACAGTTGGAATACCATAAGGAGCAATCAAGGAAATTCAGAAAACAACGCATTGAAGCAAATAAACAAATAAAACAACTTCAACAACAGTTGAATAACTCAGTTCCAAAACAAACCGGAGCTAAATATCAAAAAACAATTGAATTAATTACAAAATTGCAAGGACTACTTAAAGATACAAAACAGCCACACCTCTTATACCAAGCAAGATTAAAACAGTTGAATAAACTCAAAGAATCAATTGGTATGCCAATATATTCATCTTGCGCATTTGATTAAGGTTATTAATTCGTTCTTAAACTTAAATATATTAACCGGTCTGAGGTTCGCCGTATAACACCTCAATCATTCATAATCTTGATGTAAAAAAGGGAGATACCTCAAAGCCCAAACAACTGTATCTCCCTTTAATTTTGAAAAAATGTAAAAAAATGTCAAAATAATTAATCACTTGGAAACATTAATTCAAAGAAAATAGGTGGTCTTTTTGGTCAACCACCTATTTTTTTTATATTGGCAAATCCTTAACAGCATCAGCAACCTCCTTATCTCCCTTCAATTGATGTATGTATGTCGCAATGGTATTTGGAGAACGAGCCATTAACGATGCAAGACCGGCAACTGATGCCTTTGGCTGAGACAAATAACTATTCGCAAATGAATGACGAGCACTGTATAAACAAATCTCTTCAACATCAATTAAAGGCTGCTCAATCCCCTTTTCAACATTCTCCCTTATAGTTGCCTCATTAATCTCCTTTGACACCTCTCTGAGCCATTTAACAGCCTCAGAACAGAACTTTCCCATTGCATTGGTTATCTGCCTGCCCTCAATGCCATCCTTCAATACAGGATAAATGTAATTGCCCCTCATAAAAGCAGTCCCCAAATAATGCTCAAAACAAACCATTGTAATAATATCCCGCTTCAATAAACAAACAACAGGCATTCCTGTCTTCCTTCTCTTAAACTCAACCTTCCAATAATCCTCACCTGATATATTAACCCTTGAACAATTATTACCTGTCAATAACGCAACATCAATTGGACTGCTACCATTTAACCTGTAACAAAGCAAGAAAAACATTAAAGCAAACTCCTTTGAACTCCTTTTCATTAACCTTCCTTCAATACCTTCCTTATAAGAATATAATTCACCTGATACATTCAAACAACAATCAAAAAAATAATCCCTTATCTTCCTTAAATTAATCTCGTCAATGTAATATGTCCTGTTGTCTTTCTTGTACTTCTGAGAATATACAAAATCCTTAAATGGATAATCACTGCCCTCAACAATACCTTTCCTAATGGCATAATTCCATACAGCAGCAATCCTACCCATTATACCCCTTATACTGTTATCACTTAATCCCAATGATATAATCAATTTCTTTAATGAAGATACAGTAATATCATTTATAAGAAAATTATCCCTGCCAAAATATTCCTTCAATACATTAAATGTATAATCATATAACCTAACAGTATTAATAGATGAACCCATTTCATCCAAATAAGACTTATATATAACCTTATATTCATTTCCATTGGCAGATAAATCCTGTATTATATCATCATCCAATAACATTGAAGCCGTATACCTCTTACCGGTATACTCAAACTCATTCTTCCTGTTTATAACCCTCTGCTTCACATCATTAATCATCTTGTTCAATACAGGAGCATTCGCTGCACCCTTGCGTATCTCTTCCCTAACAGCATTCCAATAACGCTCTTGAACAAATACACCGGTACTCTTTTCCTTCCTTCCCCTGAAACATACAACAATATAAACAGGATGCTCACCTGAAGAATTTGAACGATTCTTCTTTAATACCAATCTAATACTTGCTGAACTTAATTTTGCCATAATATATAATTTTTAAATAATACACATAACGGGTCTCATTTAACGCCACAAATTTAGGACAATAGTCTCGTTTTTCCAAATAAATTATGTTAAACATTCTTAAACACCATCTGAGTATCAGACACTTACATATATACAAAAATATGGATAATGATGATGGTCATAATAATCTAATATCTTCTAAATATCTCTTTATCAATTAGTTAACCTTTCTATATTTTATTAAAGTCGCACCAGTAGACGCATATAAAAAATATTTTTTCAAAAAATGAGTATTTTTCGATTTATCCTGATATTTATATATAAATGATATAAAAAGATGAATAAAGAATTTTTTGAATCTAATGAATTAAACGATTGGGAATTATTAATGTCCTTCAATGAGAAAACTCATTTATTTGATGAACTAACACCAACAAAAGTTAAACACCACACTGATGGAACCGGTTATACTGTGACAAAGCTTGGAGAAACAAGGTATTGGAATATTGAACTTAAGTACAGAAACCTTAATCTTTTAAATGATGGCAGAATATCAGGAGCAACTGATAAGGGTTCATTCATTGATGATACAATCTTTATTGAAGGGCATAAAGCAGCAGATATGTTATTGGATAAGATAAATGGATTAACGCCACTGTATATCAATTTCCTTGCTGATGGAACAACAGTTATATTCAACCTTAACAATCTTAAGAAGAGACCAAAGAAGACAGGCACAATGAATATAAAATCAAATGGATATGGAAAGTTTGAGGTTGCGAAGAGACAGGGTTTATATATCACTGATGCTGCCATATTCAATAAGAATGGAAAACTAATTAAGAGAGCGGGAGAAGATTTTATATAAATGATTGAACAGGCAAACAAATATTTAAAATGGATAAATCAAAACTATGATAAACAGAAATCCAAACTACAGTCATTTTGCGCTGATAAGAAGTATGATTGGGATGAAGATATATTCTGTGATACCTACCTGAAGATATATGAGAAGATATTAAAAAATGGAATAAAGGATGATTCTGACAGTGGTTTTGATAATTATACCTTTATGTCTTTTAAAATAAATATGCTAAGAGATAAACAGTATGCAAGGAATCAAAAAAGGGATAATAATATAATTAATCTTGCCGGTGCGTATTCTGAATATCTCAATTCATTGCTTACCCAAGAGGAAAAACTAAAGAGTGATTTAAGAAAAGATTTTGCTTGTTTATACCTGATGAATAAGGTTGAAGAGAATTTTGATAATGAGCATTTCTATTTATTCAGATTGAAAACATTTGATAAGACAATGACATATCAAAAGTTGCAAGAGAAGACAGGTATAAAGGGTGTTAGGCAAAAGGTTGTAAACGTTAAGAACTTTTTGAAAGCAAACGTAAGTAAATCTGAAATAGATGAAGCTTTTGAAGAACTTTATGGCAATTTGTTGTAATAATATATGTTTAAAAAAATAAGAGTATGTATTTATTATTTCAATTTATATTAACAGGTATTATATTTTTTGCAGTTGGTTATTTCAGTTGGTGGTTTACTGAGAAGGACAATGTACCTGAATTTTTGGAATACAAACCATTCCAATGCAGATTATGTCTTACCTTTTGGTTATTGGTTGGGATATATTTGGCATTGGGTATAAGTTTCAAATTATGGGTTGTATTGATTGCAGGAATATTGTTGTCCATACTGAATGCAATTGCGATGTATATAAATCAGAAGAATAAGACAATAAAGGTATGAGATATATTATAACATTTATATTTTGCTTATTTTCAATATTCTCCTTTGGACAGTATGAAAGATTGCAAGAAACATTGAATATAAATGATGCTCAAATGGCTTGCATTACAGTTATAACCAATAACATATTATCATCTTCAATTGAGATAAGTGAAGGGAAGAATATAAGGGAGAATTTGAAAGCGATAAGGAAGAACATCAAATTTGCAAAGAAACAGTTAAATAAGGAGCAATTTGAATTATATATAAAATTAATATTTGAAACAGTAAGAAATGATGAATTGGAGTCAAGAAGATATAAAATTGGTAGAGAAGTTCATTGAGATAAAGAATAAGGGTTACTATGTCGATGGTGGTCAAGTAACTGATGTTTATAACCGGGTGTTAGATAAGAGAGTTAACGTTACCAATTGTGGAACTTGTATAAGAGGTAGGATAAGTGAGTTGGAGGCCGCATTAAGATATTTCAAGGAAATGTGCAAGAAACAAGAAATAGAGGCTTCTGAG